AAAAAAAAAAAAAAAGCACCCCCCCCCCCCGCCAATAAGACGGCCCCCACGGGGCCGTCGCTGGCGGGCACTGCGTCTGCTGGTGCAGCCGCCCGGCCTAAGGTCAGCAGCGCGGAAGATTACGTGGGTCAACTTGTGCCCTTTGTCTCCGATGTGCCGTGGTCGGCACCTGCCTACGTTGATCGTCCTGTGGTGTCCGATCCGCACATGTACTGCATGTCCAGCGAGAACAGCTGTCGATGTGTCACCGAGCAGAACACCCGCGTTGCGATGCGCGATGACGTGTGCCGCGATATCGCAAGGTGGGGTGAGCCATACAACCCGTATAAGCCTCCCGCAAATGTCGCGCAGGCGCAGCAGGCCGGCCCTGCCGATGCGAAAGAGCAACCGAAGCCGCAGGCGGTGCAGCAGAGCGGGGCAGTCACATCGACCATGGAGAAGCGCACGCGCGCATTGGGTACGTTCCCTGAGTCGCCTAGCTACTCCATCAACAGCTACACCGCGCCCACCAGCAGGGATCTGTGATGAGCAGTAGTGCACGCGAACTATTGAAGTGGGTTGCCCTGGTCTGCATGACGTTTGACCACGTTGCCAAGGTGTTCTATGGCGGTTACGTGCCGGTGTTGTCCGAGCTTGGGAGGATCGCTTTTCCGCTGTTCGCACTGGTCATGGCCTACAATCTGGCGCAGCCTGTATCTGATGTAGGCAAGTCGGTCCGTCGCCTGGTGTGCTGGGGTCTTCTGGCGCAACCGTTCCATGCGGGGGCGTTCGGCTATTGGGTGCCCGTGAACGTCCTGCTGGCGTTCGCACTGGCTGCCGCCGCCATCTGGGCGATCCAGCGCCGTCGCTGGGTGCTGCTGACTCTCTGTGCAGCGCCGGCCCCGTTGTTCGTCGATTATCAATGGGCCGGCATGGCTCTGGTGGTAGCGGGCTGGGCTTATTATGCGAAATTGGTGCGTAGTCCGTGGCCGGTCATCCTGGCTCTCGCTGCGCTGTGCTGGTTCAACGGCAACCTGTGGGCCGTGCTGGCCGTGCCGGTCCTCGCGCTTGGCGAGGTGGCCACCAGTCGTGGTGTTGTCGTTCCTCGCACACGTGCGGCTTTCTATGGCTACTACGTCGGCCACCTGTTCTTGCTCGCTCTGCTGGCAACGCTGCCGGCGTTACAAAATAATGTTTAAGGCTGGACGCAGCGCATCGCTGCGCCTTGGCGCGTCAGTGATTCAAAGCCATGCTCTGTTTTGATCAGCAAGCGTCCGCCCTGGCATCGCACTGTATCCGGCCAATACATCACGTCCTTCGGTAGCTCTAGTTTCGGCGTCTCAGTGATGACGTGGGTTTCAACCGTAGGAGGCGGGCAGGATTGCCTATCATTTCTCTCCTGCGTCAGTGCGCTTTTGTTGGCCACCAGGCCGAACGTGGTTCCCACCAGCGCCAGCCCTGCTATGAACGTCGAGATCTGCCAGCCTGCCTTATCCATGAGCACCCCCGTAGAATTTCGGTGATTGTAGGGGTGTAGGGGCATCGCCCCTACGGATAACGCCTCACCCGCGCCGTGAGCCTCGTGGCCCACGTGTCCGCCTGACCACACACGCTGTGGCGGCGGACCCCGCGTCATCCACCACTGAAAGCCGCCCGTCGGCCCGGTGCACGACCAGGTGGCCACCGCTCCTGGCGCGCTGATAAGCCGTACCAGACCGCGACAACGATTCCAGATACTACCGCGCAGCTTTAATTTACTGACGCGTCATATAACTAACCATCATTAGACTTTTATGACGCGTCATATTAATATAGATCCATCGAAACAATGGATGACTCAGATGCGCGACGACAAAGACCCCGGCACCATCGAAATGCAGCTGCCCAAGCGTCGTGGCCGCCCGCCTGCAAACGGTGTTGCAGCGCAGACCGCTGCCGATCTGAGCAGGGCGTATCGCCAACGGCGTAGGGCAGCGGTGAACAACTACAAGCGTGGCGAGGTGCTGACCGACATGGAGCTTCTGGACCGCCTACGGCGTGCGATCACCAGCGGCAATGCTCAGCTTGCCGGCATCTACGCCCGTGATATGCAGCAGCGCTACCCGTACGATGTCTGACGCGTCAGAAAATCACCGTACCGCGGCATTAATTCTGACGCGCCATAAAATATCCATTTCGTGTCGTTGACAGCCCCTGCGGGGCGCAGTCACAGGGGCGCGGCTGTTCGCCGATATCTGTCAGGTCGCATTGGGGGTGTAGGGGCATCGCCCCTACGGATAACGCTTCACCCGCGCCGTGGACCTCGTGGCCTACGCGTGTGCCGGACCACCCGCGCGCGATCGGCGGACCCCGCGCCATCCACCACTGATGACCGCTTTTCACGCCTGCGCCGTAGCACGTCCCGCAGGCAGATCACATTACGTTCCCGGAAAGCAAGCCGTATCAGACGACCACAAGCACGCCGGCGACTACGTTGGACATGTAGTTTCGTGACGCGTCACGATTCAGCACGGATCGTTCGGCAATTCCTGCCAGCCATTCGACAGTCGCCGGAAACGCTTGTGTTGAATGCATCGTTCGTCCGATTCCAGCGGCCGTAGTTGCAGCGCTGCCGGCGCTGCGCGCTGGGAGCGGGGTGTGTATAGCGGTTGTGCCGCGACTTTCGGTAGCGCTGCGCTGACGCTTCGCATAGTGAAGTAGCCCAGGCACAGCGCTACGATGCCTGCAAAGGCTGCTGTCATCAGCTGACCTACAAAGATGCCCAGGGCGATTTCCCACCAAAGCCCATCGTGGTTGTTCTGCGGTCTGTAGCTCATACGGTCCCCAATGACGATGAGCAGGCATTATTGTAGGGGTGTAGGGGCATCGCCCCTACGGATAACGCCTCATACGCGGCCTTTACGTTTCCGCGCCTTCGGCAACGATGATCCTGCGCATTCCGCCGCAAAGCCGGTCGCCACCACTTGAGGACCGGGCTTTGTTTCAATCTTTTTTCTGAACCTATCCCTAATGAAAATGACGTTGGCCTGACGTTTAGGCCGGGTTTTCGACCGTCCCTCATCCATCATCTTCGTCCACTCGCGTGCGATATCGCAGGTGAGTGATAGGTAGCTCAGCTGCCACGGTTCCATGGCTCGGCCCTCTGGCGTAATGAGGTATCCGTTCTGGAACGAAAAACCGGCCCATTGGCCGGTCAGTTTTCGATTACGCATGCACCGATCTCCATTCGGCTTGCCATCGTCGCCGCCACGGTGTGAGCGTAGCAGCAAACGAGCGCAACAAGCGCAAAAACGCCTTTACATAATATACATTATGCGAAGTGGGCTGTGTTGACGCTCCTGTGCGCCCTGACGGCCTATCACTGCTGGTCCCTCCACAGGAAGCGGACTGGACAATGACGTTTGACACCTACGACCGCGTAGACCTGACCGGCCCTTGGGCCGGTTTTGGTTTTCAGGGACATCGATTCTTCACACCTGAGAATTACGACATCGAGCCGTGCGGCATGCGGTACTGGGCACTGACGTGTGCCATCGCACGCGAGTGGTCGTTGATGATGTCTGAAGAGCGCAATGCGCGATCGGCAACTCCACGGACGCCCACTGCCACAAGGGTTCCAGGCTCTCGCATTTCTGCAGGCAACAATGTCATCTACCTTCGGGACGTGATCAGGCAAAGCCGGGAAAAGCGGTTATCAGGGGTGGCTGATGCGGGGTCCGCCGACACAGCGTGTGTGGTCAGGCGGACACGTGGGCCACGAGGCTCACGGCGCGGGTGAGGCGTTATCCGTAGGGGCGTTGCCCCTACACCCCGTCCATGCGTGATTATTTATCTGATGCGTCAGAATTAATGGGTATCGGCGTGCAAGAGCGGCGCAGGCGCGCCACCGTCTGGGCTGCAGGCGACATGGCTACCTCGCCTTTGGGTGGACGGCCGGCGCGTCGAGGAGATTTATCTGACGCGTCAGTAATAACGGCGTACCAGCTCCTCGGCCAGGTCAACGACTGCAACAAGATCCTCCTTGGCAATGTAGCGACGAATGGCGTCAAGCAGGACGGCATCGCTCAACGGCTCCAAGGTCATGCCCTTCTCCGAAGTCCGGCTATGACTCCCTGCCGACCCTTAAGATTCAGCGTGCCGAACAGGGGAGGCTTGTCAGCCCATACAAAATTTTGTATAGTATTCAGATGGCTGACGTTAAACCTGTCGAGTTCCGGGCTGGTGCCCTTGATGATCTGCGCGCTTTCCCCGCCTCGGCACAGCGCAAGGCCGGCTATCAGCTTGACCAGGTGCAAAACGGTCGCGAGCCCGACGATTGGAAGCCAATGCCGACCGTCGGTCAGAGCGTCCAAGAGATTCGGATTCGGGATGCTGCAGGAGCATTCCGGATCATTTACGTGGCGAAGTTCTCCGATGCAGTCTACGTCCTGCATTGCTTCCAAAAGAAGACGCAGAAGACCAGTAAAGCGGATTTGGACCTAGCCGAGAAACGCTATCGAGATTTGGTGAAGGAGTTAAGCCGATGACTAATGAACGCTTTGCCAGCGTGTGGGACGCGATCGAAGAGACCCCCCAGCAGGCTGAAAACATGAAGCTGCGATCGGCGCTCATGATGGCGCTGAAGGATCACATTGCACGCGAAGGATTGAGCCAGTCCCAGGCGGCCAAGGTCTTCGGCGTGACGCAACCGCGCATGTCAGATCTGATGCGCGGCAAGATCGATCTGTTCAGTCTGGATACGCTGGTGAACATGCTGGCTGCTGCGGATCTGCACATCGAAATGCGAGTGCTGGAAGCGGCCTAGGCAACTTGTCAGAAACAAACAAGCCCGCTAACGAGCGGGCTTTTTATTGGGCACGAAGCAGTAATTTCATGACGCGTCAGACATCATACGGGTAGCGCTGCTGAATATGACGGGCGTAGATGCCGGCAAGCTGAGCATTGCCGCTGGTGATGGCGCGTCGCAGACGGTCGAGCAACTCCATGTCGGTCAGCACCTCACAGCACTTGTAGTTGTTGACCGCTGCCCTACGCCGTTGGCGATACGCCCTGCTCAGATCGGCAGCGGTCTGCGCTGCAACACCGTTTGCAGGCGGGCGGCCACGACGCTTGGGCAGCTGCATTTCCATGGTGCCAGGGTCTTTATCGTCGCGCATTTTCGTGGTCAGCCGTTTCGATGTGTTTATATTAATCTGACGCGTCATAAAATTCTAATGATGCTTAGTTATGTGACGCGTCAGATAATCACATTTCCAACGTGGTTGCCTGCGGGACGTGCTACGGCGCAGGCGTGAAATGCGGTTATCAGTGGTGGATGACGCGGGGTCCGCCGCCACAGCGTGTGTGGTCAGGCGGACACGTGGGCCACGAGGCTCACGGCGCGGGTGAGGCGTTATCCGTAGGGGCTATGCCCCTACACCCCAGATCACCTACAGGCGTTTTGCACCACGTTGTCCCAATAGCTGGACACCTCATAAGAGCGATGGAGACCAACCGCTTCATAGACTTGCTTGCGCTGAGCCTTGGCAGACTCGCATGCGTTGCTGGATTGTGGGCCAGACACATACGCGGCAGCGGATGCAGATCTATCAGCTGCGTACCTGCTCTCGAGCTGCTTGCGAATACCGTAAAGGCGCCACTGCTCGGCATTGCTTTGCTCGGGAGCTGGTGCGGCGTCCCAGGACTTCTCGGCTTGGCCGGAAGCGCATGGCGCTGACTGATAAACGACCTGGCCGCGTTCGCGGCACTTATGCACCTGCTGAGCTTGAACAGGCACCGCGGTAGCTAGCGCCAGCACTATTGCAAATCTCGCTTCCATGCATTTCCCCTTGTTCTAGGGAAATGATAGCTCGTTAGGAAACAGATTTTCGTGACGCGTACGAATGCGGCGGCGATGGCGATGTTGTCGATAAGCCCTAAGACAACAGCATCCACCATGCAGAGGGTGAAACGAATGCAACAACGTCTGCAGCGTCTTTGCTGATCACAAGGGGGCCTTTTCGTGATGCATCACGATTTCATCTCACGGGCGCGCATGCGCAGATCCGCAAGCAATGCCAGCGCAGTGTCGGCCTCGCTATTGGCGAAGGCATAGTGCAACGAGTCGATAGTCGCAGCGATGGAAACCTCTTTCTCGGACTGGCCGAGATAGGCCATAGATTCTTGCTTGCGCTTGCGCCGATAGTCCCTTGCACGCTCGGCGGCGCTCATGGCCTCGCCGTAGTTGAGTGGCCTGCCCTGCTTGCGCGGAAGCTGCATTTCTAAGGTGCCGGGGTCTTTTCGTCACGCATCACATTACGCCTTGTTCTTGGCTTCGCAGCGCGAGGCAGCGAACCAGCGGAACCGGTGAAACTGCCGCCCTTGGCCTGTGGCGACTCTGGGAATGTGCCATGTGTTCGTATCGCCTTGCCGACCACGCTGCCAGGGTTGGCGTGTTGCCCGGCCATTGGCTGCTGTGGCTGCGATCGTTGTTGCTGTTGCTGGCCACCCTGCCCGTGCGGCCATAG